CGTGGCATTGTGGTCATGAGTTTGTAGCAGCGCGTGCTGTGCCATTGCTATAGCAAGTTGTCATTATCATCGCGGCCAGCACAGCCAGGATCAAACGCTTCAGCCTGCCACCAATGCTGTTGGCGAGTTCCACAAATCATCGGCACAATTGCGCTGTGCGATGTTGGCCTGCAATACCTGGCCGCTGTGGTCATCTCTAAATACTTGAACTAAAACTTGTTGGCCACTGTCAAGTTTGCCGCGATAGTGCTCGTAAATTATTACGTCTGGAATCATTGTGTCTCCTGTCTGCCGGTGTAGAGACTTTACCCACTACTTTTACACAGGATGTGGATTTATGCCCTAGCCCTTATGGGTATGGGCAAGATGCCCACGCTTTACGGAATCGAGCCGCATCTTTAGCCATCACCTGATCAATTTCTATGTGCAGCCAATTAGGCGTGCCTTGCCATGATCCAGCAGACTCTGCATCGCTCTGATGGACACGGACGCCCCCTAGACCTTCACCGCGACTGCACTTGTAGGTCGCGCCATACTCGCCGTAGGCATACCAGTTGACAAGCGAGATGCCAAGAGTTTTGGAGTTAGCCAGTAGGAATTGCCAAATCAAAAATGCTTGTTTTTCGTCTTTGTATTGGCAGTCAAACACATTGCCAGTGGCGTGAACAGATTTGAGCGGCGGCTGAGCATTGTTGTTCATGTTGCGATGCACGTAGGTGCCAAGATTTTTAGTAGCCCACCTGGCCGCGCACAATTTGACTAATTCAGTGATGCCGGCAGATGTTTGCTTGCCGTCCCACGCTGGGTAGTAGGGATAGGGCCTATTCGCCATCTGGCTTGCGGCCAAAGATTGGATCTACTGGCTGACCTTGCCGCGCTGCAATTCCGTTGCCGATGGCATAGCCAAGAATTGAGCCAATCAAGCCTGTCCCAGTTGCTTCCTCAATTGAGTTCAGCGCCATCAGCACAGTAAGACACACTAAGCCGACAAGTGCAATCAGTGCTTTTGGTGGGTTGGTAATTTTCATCAGTTGTAGCCGTACACCTTGATGATGCCGCTGAACGTGCCGGTGCCGCTGTTGCGCTGGATCGTAAATCCCGTCATTGACGTTGTGGCAAGATAATTAGCAACGCCAAGTGTAAATGTTGGCGTAGTTGTGGCAAGCGTTGCACCAGATTGCCATAGTGCGGTCGTTTGTTCTGTGGCAAACGGATTGTACACATCCATTGACAAACTAAATCGAGAGCCGACGCCGCCGCTTTCGCCGATTAGCGTTGATGTCTGACCGCTAGTACCTGAATAATCTACGCCGACGGTGCTAGTAGCAATCAGGCCAAACGCGCCAAATTGATAGTTTGCGGCTATGACGTCACCGCCGCTGTCGCGGTAATTAAGTCTAAATCGGATGTTTGCTGTGGCAGCCGTTGCTGTAAAAAGTACGCGGTAATTCAGGTAGTCCGCACTGAAACAATTGCTCACGCTGGTGGTGGTGGACAGTGCGGCAACGGTAGTGCTGCTTACTTGCCACATACCTATGGAACTCATCTGGGCGGCGGTAAGAATTGCACCAGATACAAAGGTCGGTGGCGTTGTCATGTTGTCTCCTCAGAAACTCAATAGGTTGTTGTCTAGAGTACCAAAAATTGCATCGTTGAGTGTCAGGTACTGGTTGCCATCTGTGGCCTCAAAGGTAAAAGTCATGATGTGGCTGGCTGGCGTAATGCTGTGGTTAATGCCTGAAATAATGAGCGTCTGGCTGTCGGTCAATGGCGTGCCGGTTACATAGTTTTTCTCTACGGTGGTGACGTTAGTCAGATCGAGCGAGAACAGCAAGTTTTGATTGGCAAGCGATAGCGCGGTCAGTTGAGTGCTTAGCCCTGTGAAGCGCACAACAGGGTTCATGTATTTGCCCAATAAATAGTTGCCCAGACCTGCAACCTCTGCTGTGGTTGAGTTGAGCAGATTTAGCAGCGAGTATTGCTGTGCCTGATACAGCGCGATGGATGCCGCGTTGCTGGTTGTCTGAACTGCACCGCTTGGGCTCTGTGTGTTTATAAAATTATAAAGTAATTCGTCACCAAACTGGTTAATAAGCGATTGGTATGGGATTGCTGTGCCGGTGGTATTAAACGTTGCGCTGGCAACTGGGTTAAGCACGCTTGATCTGCCCTTAAATGTCAGCGTGCCGTTTGCGCTCATGTACAAATAGCCCTGCTCGCTCGTCGTAACTAGTTGCAAATAATTCAGCAGTTCGGTGTCAGCAGCAATAGAGAATCCTGCCGATGCTGCAGTGCCGCCAAGTGTGGATGTGCCAGTGCCGATGCTGGTCGGGCCTTGATACACAATTTCGGTGTAGTCAAGCACTGTAGAGATGCGCGTGCTAGAGAGTTCTGCAGTTGTGGTGTGCGCGGCAAGCGTCTGATTTGCAAGCACTGTGAATTGATCCGCACATGACGCATACATCATGTCTTGATTGGCCATGTCGTAGTCAAGATTCCAGTCGGTAATGAGTCCGGTGTAAATTGGCACGCCGTTTGCATTAATGATGACAGGGCAACGTGGCAATACGAACGGGTAATAAATGCTGGCCGTGTTGAGCGGATCAAGGATGCGGCTGGCGTTGTCAAATGCAATAGTTGCTGTGCCGGCATTAAATTGATCTAACTGCCTGCTGCGACCTCGATTGATGTTGACCGACTCAACCAGGCTGGTGAGATCGGCATAGACAAGGCCGCCAAGCGTGCCGCGCCCTGACGTGTTGAGCACGCCATAGAACGCATCATTAAGCAGGAACGGTTGACCAAATCCTGCTGTTGTCTGGAATCCCACCAGCACCTGGATTGTAGGGACAGCCATTATGCAGCCGCAAACACTTGACCGCTAAGCCGCTGCGCCTTTTGGATTGCATCAATGATGTCTTGCCCTACTTGCGCCGGCGTGCTGACAATGCCTGCATTGACCGTCACGTTGACGCCACGCTCAGCGGATCCAGCGCGCCCGATGTTGCCAATGCCAGTGCTAGGCGTGTCCACGCTTGGCGCATCCTTGCCTGTAAAACGACCAATGGTATTTTCAAGCACCTGGCCAGCGAAACCTGGCAAGGCTATTGAGCCAATAATTTTGGCAGCAATTCCGCCAATGCCTTTTATCTTTTCTGCTGCGTCAGCAAGTTTTTGCATCGCCAGTGCAATGGCAATAATGCCAGCCGCCATTGCGACAAACGGATTGACCGCCATTGCCGCATTGAGCGCAAGAGTCGAGACAGCCAGCGCGCCAATGCTTACGGTCACTGCTGCAAGTAAATCAGGGTTAGCCTGCGCCCACTCAGAGAACTTTTGCACCACTGGCAGCACTTTTTCCATGACTGGCAGAAACGCCTCACCAATGCCTTCTTTAGTTTCTGCAAATGCAATGCTAAGTTTTTTCATGCCGCCTGCCGCAGTGTCAGCGGCTGCCTTGCCAGCGCCGCCAAAGTTTTCCTCTAGTACCTTTTGCACCTCAGCCAGTGACGCGCCATCCTTGATCATGGCTTTGACTTCTGGGCTAAGACTGTTTAGCCCTTTCATGTTGCCTGCGTAGGCTTTAGCCAATGCGTCAGTGACATCGACTAGCGGCTTGCCAGTAGCGGCTGCCACGTCTGTTGCTAGGTTCATCAAATCAGTTGCCTCTGCAAGATCCTTTGTAGCAACAATCAACTTCTGAAACGCTGGCCGCGCTTCGTCATCAGACACTGCGACTGACTTGCCTAGACTGCTAATAAAGTTTTCAATGCTTTTGACCTGATCATCAGTAGCACCTGTTGATGCTTTAATCTGCCGCGCCAAACTCTCTTGCGCTGCTTCATCCTCAATGGCTGCCTTTACGCTTGACCCAATCACGCCTACTACAGCAGTGAGTGCAGCGGCTGCCGGTATCGCTGCCTTCTTAATTGCAAACTGTGCTTTTTCGCTAGTTGTCTCTAGTTGCTTGAATTGTTTAATGGCTTTGTTTATGCCTGCGCTATCAAACTGACTGACAATAGGAATTGAGATCATCGCAACTCTCGATTCACTTTGTTGACCACTTGCAAAGATGCCTGCTCGATCTCGCGCGTAATCTCACGAATCTTGCTGTACACCGCAGGCCCGAATAAGCGCGTTCGACCTTTTGCTGGCGTAGCGCCCAGATTGGTAGCCAGCACGTTGCTTGTTTTTCGGCCTGCTGTCTCAAAGATGGCAGTGGCTTGATCTGTCTGCTGGATGGTGATGACCGATGCAGCATTGCGCCGTGTGTCCAGTTTGACCTTTACGCCTTTTTGCGCTTTTGTCACGCTGTAGGGAAATAACTTGCGGCTGCCGTTTGTCCACGTCTTAGCCATGCCAGACAGTGGTACACCTAGCGATGCGTACCGGCTGCGCGCCACGTCAAGCGCTGGCGCTGCAATCTGGTTCAGTTCCGCCGCAAACTGTTTACGCAAGCCAGGCTCAATTTTGTTCAGCGATGCCACTGCCTCACGGATGCCTACGATCTCGGTGTTTGTAGTGACGCTCATCTTGTCTGCTTTCTGGACTCATTAATCAGTCTAATGCAAGACGCTAGGTCAGATGTCTCAAACTCTATGTGCGGCGGCCAATAACCAGTCTCAATCAGTAACTGACAAAGTGCTAGTCGGTAGCCGCCTTCGTAGGGTTTGCATCGTCTTGATCTACTACTTCGAGCACTGTGAGCCGCTTGATGAACGTGTCTAACTCGCCAGGTATGACAATGCCTGCAATCTTGCTGGCTTCATACGCCATGAACGCTAGATCCTCGATACCAATGCCGGCATCAGCAATGTTGCTGGCCTTGCGCTTAAATCTGCGTTCCCATGCCACGATGACATAAAGATTGGTGGTGACTTCGTATTCGCCTTCACCTTGATTGACCTTCAGCGTTAGTTGCATCCTGCCGCCTGCTTTCTGTTAGTTGTTAATCAGGTTACGTCAGCGCTGTACGCGCCGCCTTGTGTCGTGACTGTGACCATGCCTAGTTCGCCAATGGTGGCAGCAATGACATCAATGGATTCTAGGTATGTGCCAGTAAGCGTGAAGCCAGGGTTAGTTGCTGAGTCAGCAGCCGATGTCGGATTGACCACAACGGTAATGGATGTGCCCACTAAATCTTTTAGCGTTGCGTAAGTCTCGCTGGCGCCATAATTTTGCATGAACTCGCCAGTGAACGTGGAGTTCTCCATGCCACCGACATAGACACGATTAGTGCTGCCAAATGCAGACGATTCAAGCGCCTCAATAGTACGCGTGA